CCTAGGGGTGTTTTGCAGTGGCTTGCCACTGATGGCTATATGCGTACGGGACGCACGGCGCCCAATTTATTCTCAACTCCCGAAAGGAGAGTTTTTATGAGTAAATTGCCGCCCGTGTATACACGGACTAGAAGTCGATTTGACAACGTAAAAGTTGCTGATTGGCCTCTTAGTTCAGGTTCTAGCTTTAGTCACCACATTGTATATTCTCAATCTGTGACTAGTCGTCCTAAACATTCGACTATTCCGATTGTGTATACAATAACGGTAGAGAGCTGTTCTACAGCGCCTTACCTAATAGGCTTAACACAAGACTATTCTGTAAATCTACCGAATACTTCACGAGGTTATGTAATTTATGATAAAAACATAATCCGACCTGAAGTTATGGAGCCGTTCGGCTCATACCTTGCTGGGTTCTTAGAACTCAGCGATGACACTTCAGTTTCTGTGGATATCAGTAAAAACTCTGATTCCATTAGCGACTGTGAGGTGCCTGGGTGGCGAAAGAAAATACAACAAGGCGAAGTCGTTAACAACGCTTGCTTTAGTGTAAAGACTAAAACCACCCTTTCGTATGATGCTGGATCGTCTTCGGTACCTTCGCCAGAAGTTTACTGGACAGGTTACACATGGTTTGTTTTGAGAGTGCTAGAGGAACCGGTTAATACCAGGTTACCAGCTTTAATCTCAACTCCGGCCGCACGTGACGAGTTCTTTGCTTCATTATATGGCAAGGTGATAGACAATTCTTCCTCTCTCGAAGACAACGCGATAAGCGATGCATTTGGGAAAGTAAACGCTGGTTCGTTCGATTATCTCGTCGAATTAGCGGAAGGGTATGAAACTATCACTTATCTAGCGATTGTTGCTAAGCGGATCTATAAGATCTACAAAGCTATTCGTTCAGGTAAGTTTCTGAAGTACGCTCCTAGGGCATACCGTAAATATAAACGTCTCCTTAAAAAGGGACATGATAAGTTCTCCAAAGAAGTACTCGACGTGTTGTCAGGTGCTTGGATGGAAGCGAGGTATGCAATACGTCCTTTGTTAATTTCAGCACAAGATGCTGTTAAATTATATCAGGACGGTTTGAAAGAGTTCAAAGAGCGGACCACAGTACGTGGTAAGCGATCTGAACAGGGCCAAGAAATAGTTTCATGGGAAGTAGTAGAAGACAATGTCGTCTACGAGTATTCCATGGAAAACTTGTATGCCAATGTGTCACGATCAGGGGTGCTTCTCCAAATGGATGAAATGCACAACAATCAACGACAACTTGGTTTCACTGCGCTTGCGCAGGCTGGCCTGGAGATAATACCGCTCTCGTTTATACTCGAGTGGTTTGCTAATTTAAAGGGTTTAATATATACAATAACCCCAAATATTGGCGTATCTCCACTTACTTCCTGGGTGACCACAACAAAATATAATCGCATACAAGGTAACGTAGCGGTTAGAGTTGATGGTGAATACACAGAATCTATGTCATTCGATATAGAACGTGATATCTACCAAAGACAAATTGTTGACTCTCCAGATCTTATAAATCTCGATATCGATTTTGATATCTACAAGTTACTTGACCTAAGTGCAATTGTGCACAGCTTTACCCGTTAGGGACGAGCATGTTAATTAACACTTAACTTTTACAAGGATCTATTATGATCAATTTACTAAATGCAGCTGTCTCAGCTGTACCCTACGCGCTTTATCGTGTTGAAGGTGATCGTGCCGTTTATATTGGCCCGCTTCATTCAGACACGTTAGCTGACAAACTTATAACTAAGTCCGTTGCACCAAAACGCAATGGCTTAAACTTAGGTAATCGTCGCTCTGATATCAATCTAATTACAAGTACATCTGTATTAGATGGTGCAGGCGCGACTGTCGTTCGTGACAGAAAAATCGCAATTGTCTCCAGTTTACCTGTAGGCACGACTTCGGCACACGTTGCTGAAGATGTAGCTCGACTAAAAGAGTTGTTAAACCAACCTAATGTCGTTGAGCAGATTATGCTTACTGGACAGATCGAACTGTAACTTTTCAGTTTCGGTCACACAATGAAAATTGGAGATTAGTATGACTTTTGCGAGTTACGAATCTAAAGCGTTGAATCAGCAAACCGCTGATTTCAAGGAAACTAAAGATCTTAAGATCGATGTTTTTCAGCTATTACGTGCTTTTGTTAATGGCACGGGTGACCTATTTGATATTGAACTGCAACATCGTGTACACAGAATTTGTGACACTCAAGATGTTATGGCTTATTTATCAATGGCTTCCGAACTTGACGACCTTTCAAATTATTATGAAAGTGACACAAGTGAAGAGCTAGTTAAGGGTCATAGAGTATTATGTTCTTTTCTAAAGAAGTATCCGTTCGATGAGTTCGAGACTGATCTTGATCCTGTTCACAAAGCCAAAGTTAAATGGCATGAAGCAGAGCATCAATGTAAAGTAACGAATCACCGTTTGAAAAATCTTGAAAAAGGTGATACTCCGTCATTCATTTATCGTGCGCGGAAATTAATCTCCGACACGTTACCTGATTTGACACCTAGTTTAATTATGAAAATGTTAAACCAGGGTGAGCATGGTACCGGTTCAGTACTTGAAACGGAAGATCCAACACAGACTAGTGCGTACTTCAAGTACACATCTAAACTGCTAAAATCAACTGCAAGTGCTGTTCAATTATCAATGGCAGCTATATCATGTGATCCTCTATGGGTGCAAACCCTAGAGAATAATGAGGTACGGAAAAATGTACCGCATTATCTTGCGTCACCGTTAAGAAAAGAAACTTCTTTATTAACTGATGCAATAACTATAGCTGACACCGAACGTATTTCATTCGTCTTTAAGGTCGCCGCTTGCGCGCGACCTATCGGAATAGGCGCCTCCCTTAACATGTATATACAGCTTGTTGTTAAAACTGAGTTGGAAAATATATTAAAAGGTGTAGGTGTAGATCTAACTGATCAATCGAAAAATAGAATGATGGCCTATTTAGGCTCTCAGGTTGGTTCACTTGATGGCTTAAGTGAATCTAGTTTTTCTGATCAGTTTTCCACCATAGATCTAGCGTCAGCATCGGATACAATATCTTTAGAGATAGTGCGTCTGTTGTTGCCGTCAAAATGGTTTCATTTCCTTAACCAACTCCGCC